AAACGAAACAGAATACCGCAACTACTCAGCTTCCTCGCTAAAGAAGGCCACCACACTCCTTTCGAGAAATCTTCAATTCACTTTCTGGTCGATTGCGATATTGCTAGTCATATTCACCTTCTTAAACATCGTATCGGAGTTTCATTAAATGCTGAATCTGCTCGATACAAAGAACTAAAAGAAGACAAGTATATTGTGCCAGATGATTGGAGCGGAATAATGTCAACTAAAACTGCTTGTAAAGATTTTGCAAGAATGGAAGATTCAGATTTTCCAGCTTCAGACTCTTGGCCTACGATTTTAAAAAGTTATTCTGAGCTTGGTAATAATCTTTATCATAGATGTGTTGCCGATCTTGAACCTGTTCTGGGTCGCAAACGTGCCAAGGAATCTGCTCGATTCTTCAAGACCTACAATAGCAGGATTACGTCAGATGTGATGTTCAACTGGAGATCATTCTATCACTTTCAGGGATTGCGAAACAAACCGGAAGCTCAGAAAGAGATTCGTGAGATTGCTCAGATGATGCTTGACTTGGTGAAGAATATTGAAGGCAATCCATTTGAACATACTATTGCTGCTTTTGGACTATGAATTAAGAATGATTTTTTTAGGAGACATACACGGCGACCACCATTTCGCCAAATCTATCGCCGCACGTTACCCGAAAGATAAGGTTATCCAAGTGGGGGATTTCGGAGTAGGATTCATTTCTTCTGACGAGTTAAACGAAAACTTCCCTGATAATCTATATTTTTTCTGCGGGAACCACGACAAAAGGCGCGAAGCTCCCATGATTAAAGGGTATATGGGAGATTTCGGAGAATTTGACGATATATTTTTTGTTAGCGGAGCAGATAGCATAGACAAGGATTGGAGAACTCCTGAAGTCAATTGGTGGGAAGATGAAGAACTTAACTGTAACCAAATGAAACAATGCCTTGAAGCTTGGGAGAGAAGCGATAAAAACATATTAGTCGCGCACGATATACCTCAAAGTTTTGCTGAATATGTGTATAAAATATACGACAATTCTGCTACCAGAAACCTCTTACAAGTTATGATAGAAGTAAGAAAGCCCAAAATTGTAGTAGCTGGGCATCATCATAAATCTATAACAGGCGAGCTAAATGGCATAAAATATCGCGGAATAGATATAAACGAAGTCTATGAAATCGAACCAGAACTCCTCAAATAAAGCAGACATTTATTACAGTCTCCACAAAAAATAAAAAATGAAAAACTACGAACTCACAGAAAAGAACACAGATAATGGTCTTGCCATTATTCAAATCACTGAAGGTGAATTCAAGAATGTTGAATTTGCATTTGGAAAGATCACCTTTAATGAAGACGATGAGGAAGACAAGTGTAAGCTCACATTTGACTTTGAAGTTACCACGCCACCCAAAGAAAAGGCTTGTCAAGAGGCAGAGAATATGTTAGAATTGCAGGACACAATTGGAAAGATTCTAATCAACATCTTGGAAGAACAAGTAGAGAATGAGCAGCAACCTAACACCCCTAATTCTTAGAAACCTAATCCAAAACGAATCGTTCTGTCGCAAGGCGATTCCCCATATCAAACCAGAATACTTTGAAGGGTCTTCTCGCACTGTCTATGAGTTGATTCTTCGCTTCATTACAAAATACAACAAGCTTCCAAACTCATCTGCCATCCAGATCGAGTATGAGCAGTCAGACTTCAGTAAGGCAAACGTCGAGGAAGTTGTCGATGCTATACAGTCGCTCTCAAAGCAAGAAGATGATGTCAATGAAGACTGGCTGCTTGACTCTACTGAGAAGTGGTGCAAGGACCGTGCTGTATATCTGGCAATCATGGAGTCGATTCAAATCATTGATGGTAAGACCAAAGACAAAGCAGAAGGAGCGATTCCAGATATCTTGAGTAAGGCACTTGCAGTGACCTTTGATACCAATGTTGGTCATGACTACATTGAGAATGCCACTGAGCGTTATGAAGCATATCATCGTGTTGAGGAGAAGCAGTCCTTTGACCTTGAGATGTTCAATACCATCACCAAGGGTGGTCTACCAAGAAAGACACTGAACATTATCCTTGCTGGCACTGGTGTTGGTAAGAGTCTGATGATGTGTCACTTTGCTGGTGCTGCTCTTCAGCAGGGTAAGAATGTTCTCTATATCACAATGGAGATGGCAGAGGAAAAGATTGCTGAACGCATTGATGCGAATCTCTTTGACATATCTCTGGATGACCTTGAGAATGTCACGAAACCGATCTTTGATTCCAAGATTGATTCCATTCGCCAGAAGACTCAGGGTAAGCTAGTCATCAAGGAGTATCCTACAGGGTCTGCTCATGTTGCACACTTTCGAGCACTACTGAATGAGTTGAAGATGAAGAAGAACTTTGCTCCTGATATCATCTTCATTGACTACCTGAACATATGTGCCTCCAGTCGTGTTCGTGGTCTTGGTGGTTCCATCAACACCTACTCCTTTGTCAAGGCAATTGCAGAGGAGATACGTGGTCTTGCCGTGGAGTTTAATGTCCCTGTCTGGTCTGCTACTCAGGTTACCCGTGAGGGTTTCAAAAGTTCAGATGTTGACTTGACAGATACCAGCGAATCCTTTGGTCTTCCAGCAACTGCTGACTTCATGATTGCAGCAATCAGTAACGATGACCTTGCCAACAAGAATCAACTGATGATCAAGCAGTTGAAGAATCGTTACAATGACCCAGAGAGAAACAAGAAGTTCTGTATTGGTGTGGACCGTTCCTACATGAGACTCTTTGACCTTGAAAATGCGACTGCTGGAATCATCAGTGACTCTCCTCCAGTGGCAAGTGGTGATGCTGACTATGCGAATCTCAAGCACTAACTGGAGGTTTTAAATATTATAAATAGTTCTAGTAACACTAAAATTCAATTGTAATTTATGGGAACTATGCTATCTTTTAAAGAATACCTAACGGAATCTGCCAACACAATTCTAGCAGACATCAATGAAATTTGGGTTGGATACGTCCTTGCTGGAAATCGCTGGTTTGATGCTGATGCAAGAAGGCAGTTTGAAGAAAGAATAAAACAAGCTTCACCTGCTGCTGTTGAAGATGCCAAAGGTAAGGCAGAGGCAATGGCAGTTGATTTTCTTAAATGGGCAAAGAAAGCGGGTTATAAAGGTAAACCCACTCAAGTCTGGTGGACCGCAAGACCAAACTCAATGACCAAGGCAGTTGGTCAAGAAGTCAACCAGAAGAAGAATCCCACTGATGTTCTTATTCGATTTGCTGATGGTCCTGCTAATGGGTTTCTTGGTCTATCTGCAAAAGCCACGAAGAGCAAGGGTGATATCGGTTTCAAAAATCCCGGCATTGGAACTATTGACAGAAGCCTGAACACTTCCTTCGCCGCAACTCTCAAGGATGTCACCGAAGATACTATCCGACGACTTGACCTTCCTCCCTCAACCAAAGCGAGGAAACAATTTATCCGCTCCAATAAGGATATCCAAAAGCAGACAATCGAAGCTGGTGTCACAACCATGCGAGAGTTCCGCGATATCCTCCTAAAGCGTCTTCTTCAGTTTGACCAAGCCTCTTTGAAAAAGTATCTTTTAGATGACTGGATGGACGCTGAAGTTCTTTATCCTCCATATGTTAAAGTTACTGGACAAGGTAAAAAGGCACCATATAAGGCAGTAACAATGGACCCACTCAAGAACGATAAGCTTTCTGCTTTTTCTAAGAATGATATTGAACTTGAGCCAATTGGAAATGAGTCTATTGGAGTAAAGGCTGGTCCCAAGAAAATCATGAAGATTCGATTCAAATTCGAATCTGAAAAGATGGCATCGTCTCTTAAACTCAGTGGAGACCCTTGGTGATATGAACACCTTCCTTGACTTCATTTCCGAAGCAGCAGTGGGTAAGAATACCCACATGACTCATATTGAAGATCAGGTAATCTATGGTGGTGTCTCTGGTGCTCGCCAAGCTATTCTTGCTCTTCGTTCTCTGAGAGATATGCTTGCTGGTAACTCATCCAAGGAGGTTGACATTACCGTGAAGTGGGATGGTGCTCCTGCTGTTTTTGCTGGTCAAGATCCAAGAGATGGTAAGTTCTTTGTTGCCAAGAAGGGTATCTTTAACAAGGAGCCAAAGGTCTACAAGACAGATGCAGAGATTGATGCAGATATGTCTGGTGACCTTGCAGCAAAGATGAAAGTTGCCCTTGCTGAACTTCCCAAGCTTGGTATCAAGGGAGTCATTCAAGGGGACATCATGTTCACGAAGAGTGACCTGAAGAAAGAAACCATTGATGGTGAATCCTACCTGACCTTTCAACCCAATACCATTGTGTATGCGGTTCCTGCAAGCAGTGCCTTGGGTAAACAGATTTCCAAAGCCAATCTTGGTGTGGTCTTTCATACTGCATATGCAGGTAAAGACTTTGAGTCCATGACTGCTTCCTATGATGTGGATGCATCGAAGCTCAAGCAAACACCAAGTGTCTGGTTTCAAGATGCTGGTCTTCGTGACATCTCTGGTAAAGCACTCCTGAATTCCAGTGATACTGCAAAGGTTCAGAAAGCACTCTCTACTGCTGGTAAGATCTTCCAGAAGATTTCTGGTTCTACTCTTCGTCAGATTGAAGGTGACCCTGAGCTTGCAAAGACGATTGAGACATTCAATAACACCTATGTCCGTAGGGGTGAAGAGGTAACGAATACCAAGAAGCATGTCCAGAACATGATTGCTTGGGTCAATGATAAATATGCCAAAGAAGCAGAAAAGAGAAAGACCGAGAAAGGTAAGGCTGGTGTCGAACAGAGAAGAGATGAATTCCTGAAGTTCTTCTCACCGGAAAACCAGAAGAACCTTGACTTGGTTTTTCAATTGCAGAATGCAGTAGTTGTGGCAAAGAAACTTATCATTGCAAAACTTGATGACCTCAAAAAACTGGATACCTTCGTTCGCACAAAGAATGGATTTCGTGTCACAGGTCAGGAAGGATTTGTGGCAATCGATAAGATCGGTGGTGGAGCAGTCAAACTGGTGGATAGACTGGAATTCTCCATGAACAATTTTTCACCAGATATCATCAAAGGATGGGAACACTAGAATGAAATCAATCAAAGAGATCAGAAACGAAATTAACGAATCCAAGCAAGAAGACATTGCAGATCTGAAAGCACTTCTCAAGAATCCTGATCCCAAGATTGCCAAGAACTATGGTGGCATCGAGGGATACAAGAAGATGATTCAGAGCAAGATTGATAGGTTGATGAAGGAAGAGACTGAGTTAGAAGAGGAGGCTTTCAAAGGTGAGTCCTTTTTGAATAAAGCAGAACAATATTGGGGTTGGTTTAAGGTCAACAAGGAAAAGGATTACCTTTCTTCGGCTTCTGCATTCCTCAATGACTTTTTCAACCTCTATAAGAACAAAGGGATGATGCCTAAACACGCTTTCAAGAAGGCGACTGATCTCAAAGGGAAGATTTCCAAAGAATTGAAGAAGCTCGGAATTTCAGAATCCACTGAGGAGTTGGATGAAGCACTGACTCGCGCACAACGTATCAAGCGTTCGCAGATTGCCAAGCGTAACAAGGCAAAGATTCAACGTGCTCTCAAGAGGGGTAAGAATAAGAAAGCTTCAACCGAAACACTTCAGAAACGTGCCAAGAAGAAAGCAAGAGACCTTCTATACACCAAGCTGTTGAAGGGTAGAAACCGTGCTGATGTTTCTGCTGGTGAACAAGAACGCATCGAAAAGAAACTAGATAAGATGCAGGGTGGCATTAATCGTATTGCCAAGAAGCTCCTTCCTCAGTTGAAGAAAGCCGAACAGGAGAAGGGCAAGAAAAAGAGTGAAGAATGAAATCGTTCAGTCAGTTTACAGAAGAAAAGAAGAAGACCTTGGTGACTGCCTTCGGTCGCTTCAATCCACCTACCATTGGGCATCAGAAGCTCATTGATAAGGTTGCCAAGGTTGCTGGTAAGAATGATTACCAGATTTATCCTTCTCAGTCACAGGACGCAAAGAAGAATCCACTGAGTTATAATGACAAGGTGAAGTTCATGCGTAAGATGTTTCCAAAACATGCTCGTAACATCTACATGGACAAGAATGTCAAGATTGCACTTCATATTGCTGATCGTGCATACAAGGAAGGGTATACAGAATTCGTCTATGTTGCTGGTTCTGACCGTGTGAATGAGTTCAAGCTCTTGTTGAACAAATACAACGGCAAGGAAAGAAAGGATGGATTCTACAACTTCAAGGATGGTATTCAGGTCATCTCTGCTGGTGAAAGAGATCCTGATGCAGAGGGTGTTTCTGGAATGTCAGCATCCAAGATGCGTGCCGCAGCAGCGGATAACGATCTGGAACTATTCGCCACTGGTCTTCCCAAGAACTTTGGAGAAGTCCAAGAACTCTTGAATGCCATTCGTAAGGGTATGGGTCTCAAAGAGTCCTTTATCTTTCGAAAACACATCGCACTTCCAAAGGTAAGTGATATCCGTGAACAATACACTGAGGGTAAACTCTTCAATGTCGGTGATCGTGTCACAAAGGCGGGTGTAGAACTCAGAGTGGTCGAACGCAAACCTAATTTTGTGGTTTGTGAGAATAATGAAAAGGTGACCTTCAAATGTTGGTTGGAAGACCTTCAACCCATCGAAGAGAAACTTGATCCCAAGGCAGATGTTGATACATGGATTGATGACTTCGTGAAGTCTGATGCCCCTCAGTTCAAGGGTAAGGACAAGAAGAAGAGAATCGATATGGCACTTGCTGCATACTATTCTGCTCGTCGTGAAGCTGGATTGGAAGAAGAAAAAGAAGATGACCTTCAACCCATTGAAGAAAAACTTGATCCCAAGGCAGGAGGAACCATCACAGTCAAATTGAGCAACGCCCAGATATCTGAACTGGATGCCACTGCCTCCACATGGGGACATGAAGTTCTGGGTCTGGAGGATGGTTGGTTTTCTTTGGAAAGGGGCAAGCTGGTCTTGAGTAAGGAACAGGCACGGAGTCTGATCAAGAAGCTGGAGGATGACTATGGGAGTCGGTATGGGCTGGAAGTCTCAGGAACCAAAAGGCGGATGATGATGCGGCTCAAGGACAAGCTGGCAAATCTTGCGGTGAATGAGTCTGCTCCAAACCCGAAGCAGGAGCAGATGGCAAGGGAGTTGATCAAGCTCTGGCAGCGAGAGAACACCGTGGATGCCGATGATATTGCACTTGCCCTGAACACTACACTAGCGGGACTCAGAGGTCTGGCAAAGGCTTATCCCAGACATTTCGAGTATCTTTCTAGCGGCAAGAGGGACAAGGCAACAAACAAGGCGAACCCCTCGTTTGGGGTTCGCCCGAAGATCGTTCCTACTCCTGACCTCACCAGATACCTTGAGCGAAGGACACGAAACCCTCGTGAAGCTGGATTGGAAGAAGAAAAAGAAGAAGATGACCTTCAAGGACCAGACCGTTACTATGCCAAGGATGCAGAGGGCGATGAGATGGCAAAGAGCACCAAGAAGAGTCGCTCATCTCACTTCAAGAAGCAGACAAAGAAAGCAACAGATGACCCATCTGCTTACAAACCCGCTCCCGGTGATGCGTCTGCCAAGACCAAGCCTTCCAGATACACAAAGAAGTATCAGCAACTCTATGGGAAAAAGAAATGAAATCGTTCACTGAATATCTTACCGAAAAAGAACACCCTTGTCCACCAGCGACACAGGATGTAAAACTCAACACAAAGAATCGTGATGCCACAACCAAGCAGTTTGCCTATGGTCCCTTGAATGTAGATGAACCGGGTGACTATTGGGAGAAGATTGCAAAGAAGTGGGATACCTCTGTTGAAGCAGCAAAGAAATCAGTGTGCGCCAATTGTGTTGCATTTGATATCAGTGCTCGTATGAAAGACTGTATGCCCGGTGAAACATCTGATGATGATGGTGAACTTGGATACTGCTGGATGCATCACTTCAAGTGTCACTCTGCTCGCACTTGCACCACATGGGCAAAAGGTGGACCGATCACTGATGACAAGGTTTCATATGATTGGCAAGACCGTTCGATGACTAAGAAAGAAGAATCAGAACTCGCGGAATCAAATCCCAAGAAGGCAGTCCAGAATAAGGCAGATGGTAGTGGAATTGCCTTTGATATTCTCTGGGATGTCTATAAGAGGGGTGTAGGTGCATGGAGAACTGGTCATCGACCCGGCACTACTCCTGAACAGTGGGGTTTAGCTAGGGTGAATTCATTTGTCACTGGTGGAAAGACTCAGAAGACAACTGATGCTGACCTATGGAAGAAACACAAGGGAGCATGAAAACATTCATTGAATATATTTCTGAAGGAGCCTCTGTCTATCAGAAGACTGCCACAAAAGCAAAAAGTGGAAAAACATATGCATTCGGTAGAGACAGTAGACTTGATGGCAGACCAAAAGAAGA